ACCACAGGATATTCTAATAATTTAGATCGAAGTAATTTTGATCCTAAACTAGTTCCGACTCCACTACCTAATCCTCCTGCTATACCACCTATCCCAGGATGTAACAATTCTCCTGCAATTCCACCAGCAATAGGAGGGATTGTCATTTCTGCAATATCACCTACAGCTAATCTATTTTTAAGATCGCTGAGATGATTTCTTAAAGCATGCCCTTCTGGTATGCGATATTTATAATCCGCACCCACTACACGTTCAGTTGCTTTTTCTAAAGAATTAGCCATTTTTTCAGGATATACCGTATTAAATTTTCCTTTGGATATTCGTTGTAACGTAGGCGTACTTAAATAAGGGTAAAATACATTTTCAGCATATTTATTCGCTATATTGTATTGATTTAACATATTGGGATCACGAGATAAGAACCCTTTTAACTTTTCATCTAAGGAATTTCGGTATCGATTAAATATTTGCGTATCACGTACTTTGTCAGATGGCGATATTTTTGCCCAATCTCGACCAATTTGAGATTTTAAATCGAGTAAATTTTTATAAGAAGGCTCTTTAACAAATCCTTCATAAGATTTTTGAGCATCATCGTAAAGATTATTTTTTTCTATTCCCGCTTTTTTTAAATATTTTTCAGGTGTCACTGATACAGGAAAATCACCATAAGCTTCATTGATTGGACGATAATTTTCTTGCATCACTGATTTAGTAGCATCATGTTCATTCTTAATTTGTGATGCCTTATCACGCGCATATTTAATTGGATTAAATAATTCTGCTGCACCATGAGCCAATCTGAAAGGAGCAGTCACACCCTCTAAAGCCGTATTTAACAAAGCATTTGTTTTTAACCTATCTGGAAGATTTTCTCTTCCTTCCTGAGTCATGATATCAGGCGCAGTCGTTAAAGCCGTACCATAACCTATCCGACCTAAAGTATTTCCTATAGCACTTCCTAAAGGAATTTTAGAGAGTAAATTACTAATAAGTGGAACTGCTCTTATTTGAGGCGCTACAAAAGGCAATACCATACCTGCCGCTTTTTGTATGTCTTGTTGAGAAGGCATAAAATTCATGCCTTCTTTAATATTAGGTAATTTACCCAAAAAAGTATCTACGCCTTGATTTTGATTATCAGGGCTAATATTCAAATCAGATAAAGAAGGTCTATATCCTTCTTGAGAAGAACTTGTATCTATATCACTTAAAGAAGGCCTATAAGCCATTAATGCCATCCTCTTTTTCTCATTTCTTCAATAACAATGGCTTTATTTTTCTGATTCAATGAATCAAATGCAGATTTAAATTCCTCAGGACTTTTAAACTGATAATCCAAAATTTTAGTCGGATCAAAAGAAGAATTTAATTGATTATGAATCTGTCGATCTTGATTAGCATTTCCACCAGCCATATTGTTACGATAAGCATCCATATTTTGTGCAAATTGAGGACTAAATGTCTCTTGCATCTTATTAGGAGTTAAATAATCTTCCCAACTTTGTAAATTCTTATGAGATATTTTTTTATTATCATAATCATAAAAAGGCCTTTCATTGACATATCGCATCCAAATGGCATCGGCTTGAGCAGGTAACAATCCTTTCTTTTGAGCAGCCAAAGCAAAAGGCTGATATTCTTGGCTTCTCTTCTGCATGGCTTCTTCATAGTCTGCTGCTCGATTAAATTCTTCCTTGTTCATATAACGCCCTGGTTTCATAGACGGCGCTAACTGAACATCCATATTCGTCACACGATTAGCTTGCCAAGATTTCAGTTTGTTAATCATTAAATCGTTCGCTGCTAAATCAAAATCTTGTGCTGGCCCTGAAAAAGCTTTAATTTGACCTTGAATAGGACCTGTTTCCAAATTTTGTTTTAGATAAGGGTAATTGGCTTTCATTCTTTTTATATTATTCAGAGCACCACTTGAAGATTTGGCTTCGTCTCTGATCTCATCTTGTCGATTCTTCCATTGATCGGCGATCGCTTTTCCTTCTGCTTCAGTTTGAGCTTTAAAGCCTGCTTCTCCTGCTTGTTGAATCGCCCCAGGACTTGCTGCACCATAAGTCCCTTCCGGAAAGGCATTTGATTGACGATTATATGAAGGAGAAGCACCAACTAATGAATTAGGAGAAGAAGATAATGGTGTTCCGCCATAACCCGCATTTCCATGTTCTGCAATATCTGCCACCATTTGAGGTGAAGCACGTTCGTCACTCATAGGAGCAGTCCCATAACCTGAAGGAGAAGGTATCTCTCCTGGGACTCCTCCTGATGGCATCGGCATGCCTTGAGAAAACTGTTGCGGTATAGGTTGCACATTATCCGGTGAAATGACGCCAATACGCTGTAATAAATGGTTGATTAATCCCTGGTTCCTGCCCCCTGGAACCGGCATATTTCCTAATGCATTCCCTGGTCCTACTTGTTGAGCAAAAGCGCTGGCTAATTGATTGTATTGTTCTGGCGTAAACATCCCTCGTGCATTAGGATTATTGAGCATTCCGGCAATCGCTTGTGGTCCTACAAATTGTGCATAAGCCATTTTAGAAGCATTATTTGCATAATTCGTCCAAGGCGCATATTGAGCCTCTGATTCTTTGATTTGATTACCATATATGTCATTCAAAAGCGCATTTGCACCACGCATAGAAGTGACAAGCGGCCCTCCAGGACCGACATCAGAAACTACTCTTGGTAATGGCAATGCCATAACAATCCCCTATTAACCAAAGATACCGCCTAACATCCCCAAAATACCACCAATCGTATTCCAGGAATCTTGATTCTCTCCTGCACGCTGACCGTAAGCAGCATCGCCCATACGTTGACCCATTTGGTTATACATTTCCGCTAAGGAATTGGCTGCATTAAATCCTTGACCCATTAAACCTTGTTGACCCTGACCATACATGCCCATCAATCCACGCTGTCCTGCGCCATATTGAGAATTAATACCTAATACATTTTGAAGCCAATTTCCCATATCGTGACTAGAAATATTTGAGGCATTTTGCTGTGCTTGCATTTGAAGCGGCGTAGAACCTGTCAATCCACTGGCTGCACCCATATTATTTGCAGCTCGCATGGCTTGTTGTTGTTGATATTTTGCCCAAGGGGATTCTTGGTATTGACCCATGAGATTATTGATAAAACCGGAAGGATTTTGCATGCCTTGGAGCCATTTTTGATAGTCTCCAGAAGCACCTTTCATACCACCTAACCAGTCCTCGAAATTACCCATTCCTCTTTGACCGGCCTGCATGTAGGGATTTAAAGCGCCTTCTCCTTTCCCCATCCATTTTCTATATTGATTCATGGCATCTTCATAAGGAGCGCCTGAATCACCAAACATGCCCCCTAAAAATTGCCCCAAACCGCTTCCAAAGCGTGAATTCATATCTACATATCCTTATGTAGTCATTACGGTATTGTTGTAAACGTTCTCCAAGCACCTACGTCTGCTTTCACTTGCCAAATCTGTGGCGCGCCAGTACGTGGTGGTCCTGGTATTACATCAGTATTATATATCACTTGCCCTTCTTCGGGCGAGTCTAGCGCATCTCTCTGTGCTGTCGTTAATCGAGGTAGAAAAATACCACCTGATGTCAAATAACCAATTAAGGTCTGAAACAAAGTAGATAATGAATCCACCCATACATCAGACATTTTATCTGTTCCAGGTTTGATTAGTGGATCATATAAAGGTAACGTATCAAAATCATTCGACATCCCTGTTCTCCTTTATTATTCTGGTAATACTTCCATCGCCCAAGAAGCGCCTAAAATCACAAAAGGTGTTTCATTAAAATATTCAAACTTTGCAACAAAGGACTGTCCTCTTTTAGTTGTCCCTAGCTTTCTCCAAAGCGTTCGAAATGTTCTCTGTCCAACATTTCCCATGGGTGCACTTACAGAATAACCATAAGTCTGTCCACCATCTTTTGAAATAGACAAAAATACAAAAAGTGTTTGAGGATTATTTATTGCCCTTTCCTGTTCTAGGAGAATATCCAATCCTGATTCAGTTAATAAAATAAATGAATCTTCCGTTAATAGATCCAACTCTTCAAACGTCTGCTGTAAATTAGAAATTTGTCCTTGAAGTAAATCAATCTGTAATCGATCAATTCTAATGCGTTGATAACCAGGAGGAACAAATGCTTTGGTGATTCTCATCCGTCTAATTAATTCACCATCATTCGTATATACATCATTACTCACTTCATAAAGAATGGGTAATGAGTAATGTCCGACATAATTTTTTCCATTAAAATAAGCATGCGTTTGTGCAGGGTGACGATTTCCATTTAATACTTCTTCTTCATGCCATAATAACAAAGCTTGATCGATATCAAGATTTGGCTTGCTAATCGTTACATTGTAAACAAAGGTATGATTAGCCAACGTAAAATTCATGCGATAAAAAATAAGACCATTTTCTTTAATTAAAAATGCACGGCAATCAGCCACTTGTCCGAGTTCCGCATATTGAGCTAACTGAAAATCCAACGCACGATTACTAATCGGAACAGATTGCGTACCGATCACTTCCATCACCGACCCTAATCCATCACGATCTTGCGATAAGAAAAACATCTTATCAAAACCAACCGCAATACTTCCCAAAGCAGGTGTGCCATATTCCATTAAGAGAGAATTATTTCTTCTAAAAGGTAAGTTCGTTCCAATGCCTGCGTTTTCCCATACTTCTGTAAAAAACTGACTGAAC